CTCTCCTTTGTGGAGAGTGCTACTATAAGCCCCGCGATGTTCTCTAAGAGCACCGCGGCTCCCACCCCTTGTGTCAAGTGTAATGGCGAGGAGCTGTTTCAGCTGCGTCAGCACTTTGACAACTCCGATGCTGAGTTTTGGGTCTACTCCGTCACAGCAAGTAATTGTTGTGCTCGGTGTGACGCTGTCGGTAAGAGGTACCGTACCAAATCGGACAGATTCCCGATTGAGCTTGCGTTCTTGCTCTTGGGAGTGTCTGTCCTGTTTGTCCATTTTGGAATGTACAGGACGGTACTAACTTGCTGGGTGGCGTTTTACATGTGGACTCAGGCTGGCCAGGATTTGCCCTACACTCGCGTTAATGTTCCCATACCCATTAGTACAGTGGGTACGGTTGAACGCGCTGTGGAGGCATCTCGTGTTGCTAGCAAAGGATCCGACTTCCGTGCGCATGGTACGTTTATCAGTCATCTGTCCTTGCTCGATTGTTCAGAGATGATGCGTCAGTCTCTCTGCGTTTGGGCACCTAAGGCGATGATTGATTTTAACAGCTGCGAGAGCGGCGCCACGCGGGAGTATCGGAGAGGCACCTTTTGCGGCGAATCGGAGACTCCTGTCCCAAAACCTGGGACTGAGAGGATCGATGCGATGAGTCTGCCTGCCCCCAACGGTGACTGTGAAGACGGTCAGTTGAAGGGTACACAACTCCCGACAGGTGAAGAATATGGGAAGGAGACTCGTGTAACTGGAGCCACTCATACACCCCTTGAGCCAACTGTGTTGGCTCATCAGATTGGCCCAGATCTCATACCGACCGAAACTTTCGAGAGTTCTGTCAATAACCTGAAAGCTGGTTTGGCTAAGAGAGTTCAGCCTCTTGGTTTTAAGGCCGATAAACACACCGTCCGCAAGATTGACCGTGTTGTGGGAAAGATGCTGAAGGAGGTGTTTTCCACTGAGAAGATCAAAGCTTGGCGTGAGGCTAATCCCGACCTTGACGAGTTTAAGTCGAGGAAATGGGATTCGGAACGGTGGATACAGGCAGTTGAAGAGGCTGTGAGTGATACGGAGGCACGTATCTCTCAGACGTTTCAGATCAAGACCAATGAAGCCCTACCAGCTAAGGGTAAAGCACCCCGCCCTATCATCCAATGTGGTGATAGAGCTCAGGTTATGATGAGTTTGCCAGTTAAGTGTTTTGAGGACCTCCTGTTCGACTTTTTTGAGTCGGCTAGCATCAAACACACTGACAAATTGGGTGCCATGCATCGGGTTGCTAAACACCTCCGTATGCGTAATGCTCACCTGGTGGAAGGTGATGGTTCCGCGTGGGATTCGTGTTGTAACCCTACCATAAGGAGTATGACGGAAAACCGTGTTATCCGTCACATTATCCAGGTTCTGGGTAATGATCCTCAGGTACCCAAGGAATGGATGGATAAGGTCCTGGCTGATATGGATAAGAAGGTCATACGAGGTAAGGCCAAGGTCCGAGATTACTCAGTCACGCCGTTTAAGGTTATGATTGAGTCTATCAGGCAGTCGGGACATCGGGGCACCTCATGCTTTAACTACTTTATTAACTTGGTGTGTTGGTTGGTGGTTTTGTGTAAGAGCCCAGAGGAAATGGTTGGCAAGGATAAGAATGGTTACCTTTACTCCAAGTACGTGTCAGCTAGGGATGGTAGAGTTTACACGTTGAGGTATGCATTCGAAGGGGACGATTCAGTTATATCCACTACCGAGAATTTATCCTCGTACGCTGATGTCATTGAGGCGTTGTGGACTAGTCTTGGTTTCAGGATGAAGCTTGTTTACGTCAAGAACAAACTTACGTTCACGGGCTATGATTTTCTGGTTAACAGGAATGGACCTGTTGGGGTTATGATTCCTGAGATAGCTAGGAATGTGGCATCTAGTTCGTGGACTACGTCTCCCCTTGTCAAGCAGTTCCCTCATAAGAGACATGAGGTCGGTATGGCGGCTATGCTGGCGCGTGCCCAGAATTTTAAGGAATGTGGGGCGTTTAGCCGTTATTTCGCGTCGATTGGTCTGGCACACGCCAGGCTTTATGGGGATCGAGAGGTGGGAGAAGACGAGGCTGTCAGCCTCGGAATTCAAGCAGTTCCTTCTGTTGTCAAGGAACTTCAGGCGTTATACGACGACGCGGGGGTGATGTCTCCTAGTGTTCGAGAACTCGTCAATGCAGTGGTGGAGTTCTCAAAGGATGACGAGCTTAGGATGCTTAGTGTCGACTTCGGCAATGATCCTTGCTCACTTGTTGAGGCTCGGCGGGTTGTTCCACTTTCTATATGGAACCCGCTGAATTTCAACACTCCCCGGCGTTAGTTGCCTGATGCGTGGTTTCACCGAGCGGCTTTAATTAAATAGGATTTTGGAAGGTAACCTTTTGGTTATCTCGGGACTCCCCCCCTCGTTTGTCCGCGAGGGGATCAGAAGACCGTGGGCACCATCATCGGAATTGGGTGTCATCTGATGCTGAGGGTAGGAGAGCACTCTATAGTCTTAGTGGACCCCTTCCTTGTACTCCCCAGACGTGTTCTTAGATCACGGGAGGTGGAAGGCTCGCCACGGATTGGACGACCCAGTATCTTGTAGGGCGACGAAACCCGAAGGTCTGACCTTATGGTTCAGTAGGCGTGGGCTGCCAACCACGTTGAAGAGCTAGGCGCCGTACCGACGGCTGCAAGGGAATGATAACCGGTTGTGCTAGTCGGCATTCCCAGGTGAGGGCCAGGCGGACATGGAGTAGCGCCCATGTCGGAACTAGCCATTCCGAGTACCATTTTGGTATTCCGTCCCCCCGACCTGCATGCACAGTAGTGAGGCCTGTGATGGACTTGGTCGAATCTGTGTGGTGGGGTGATTGCCATTTCGTGGTGGGCTTAGATTACTGGAGGAGTGACTTCAGTTTTCAAGTATGTCCAAGCAATCCTGTGGGAAGGGCTACGGGTGCGCTTGCGTGGCAGCGCGTTGTGTGAGAGCGACTCAGCGGGGCGAGGATGTGTTGGTGCGTCCGGCCTCAGAGCCCGTTGAGAAATCCGCAACACAACTGCATGATTGCATGAGCTTAAGCTAGTATGTGGGTCCCTAAGATGGCGTTTCCTAAGGAAAGAGTTGTTTCGTTTGTTTGGAATGGACTCTCCGAGCATATGGTGGTTTCCGTCCGTAATTTGCTTCTTAGCGATCACCATTTGCTTGTATCTGGCACTGTTACCAGCGGGGAGTCTCCCTCTTCCTGTGTGTCAGGATCGGGAGTTTATAAATGTCAGTTCCGTGCTATCGTGTTTGAGCTCTACGTACGATACTGCGAACCTATCGGTACTGACCGATGGGTGTTTTATCTTGATCACGAGCGGAACAGGAGTGAACGGGACAATGTTAGCTTAGGCAATTAGGTGCAAACTGTGGAATCCCGATTTTGGAGTTACTGAGATCATGGCGAATGGGAAGTTTCGTGGTTGGATCTGGTGCAATGATGGAACTAGTAGTGACCCTACTGGTTACATCTTT